TGGAGTTCCTTCAGGGTTTCAACATATAGTCTACAGTAGGTATTGTAACACATGAGTAACATAAATTTCATCCCCGAAATGCCATTGACATGGTTAACTTGTCCAGTGTATGCCGAGGGTGTTTTACTTCCGAAGAGAGATAAATCTAAACCAGATGTATATTCTGATGGAAAAGTACCATACGGAAAAGCGTGGAGATTAAAACTTAATGTAAATGATTCTGCGTTGATGATTGAAAAACAACCAGAAACATATAAAGCAATAGGAGTGTTTACTGGGCCTAGATCAGACGGTCTTGTAATTTTTGATGTCGATAAAAACTTAGGTGCTATAGAAAAGAAATGGGGCAAAGATCTTAAAAACGCACCAAAAATAACTTCACTTAAAAAGAACGCTGCAAAGTTTTTATTTAAAGTTCCACAGGATTTATGGTCTGAATTAGAATCTATTAGTCATACTGCTGCTGGACACGAAGGTTGGGAAGTATTGTGGGGTGGACAGGGTGTTGTAGCTGGAGAATATTACAAAGAAGAAATTGGTAAAGGTAAATATAAATTAGAAGGCGATCTGTTTAACGTACCAGAAGCACCTGAATGGCTGCTATCTCGTATGAAAGATCAGTATAAGAAAAAACACCAAGACGTTGATGTTAAATATGTTGATAATAGATGGAGCAAACGAACCAAAGAAGAAAGAATAGCTATTGTTAGTGGCTGTTTGAGTGTCATTAAATATACAGGGCCAAATAGTGAGCGATATTGGTGGGAGATAGGGGCAATGATTAACAATGAGTTGCCAGGTGAAGAGGGTCTTAATCTATGGAGAGAGTGGAGTAAGCGTGATCCTGATTATGAACATTGTTGGGATAGTGATTCAGATCCTTGTGCTGCTAGATGGTATGCAACTTGGAGAAACAATGGTGCACAGTACAATATGTCTCACCTGATAAAACTTGCAGATGAAGTTGATCCTGACAGAAAAAGATTTAAAGAGGTTGGGTTAGATAAATTAATTGAAGATGTAGAGGCTATCCCACTTAGATACAAAGAAGAGGTGTTGGATGGTGAGGATCTGATTCAGCGATATATGGACATTGACAATGATCCTAAGAATGAGAACCCTGCGTTACATAACCAAGCGGTCCATAAATTAGCTATTGAAGCCAAGCGTGGTAATGCTGCTGAGATTGAGAGATTAGTTGATACTCACGAAATGTTCAATAGAACTAAGGGGCAGAAGCCTCTGGCTATTGATGAATTAGATGATACACCGTTTGAATATCTGATTCCAGGATTGCTACCTAAACCTTGGACTCTGTTGGTTCATGCAGATGGGGGTACAGGTAAAACTGCTATGTGCCAGACCATAGCCAAGCATATTGGACACGGCAAAGCATTTAATGTTTATGGTGCTTTAGTTAACGTGCCAGTTGGTAAAGTTCTCTGGTTGAACGGAGACCAGAACGAAAGAATACTGCGTAGGCAAATGAAACTTATTGGCTGCGATAAGAATGTTCGAGTAGTTACTGAGTGGGATATGCAGTGGTATAGCAGATTTAAAAAGATGCAAAACAAGTACGCATACGATCTTGTGATTATTGATAGTTTGGATGGGTGTAATGACAGTAACCCATACGAAGAGAATAGAAGAGAGTATGCTTTACCAATTAAGAAACTTGTTAGACGTAATGGACAGGACTTTCCTGCTTGCTCGATAGTTATTATTCATCACAATACCAAAGAAGGTAAATTTAGAGGTACTTCAGCTATCAAGAACGCGGTAGATGAGACATGGAATATGAAGAAGCTATCAATGAATGACGCTGCTGAGATGGGTCTTACAGCAAACAGCAGATTAGTAAGCGTTGAGAAGTCTAGAGAAGATCGTGAAGGACTACGCATGATATTTACTCTGCTTCCTGATTACAGCTACTCTATAAGCCCTGCACCTGAAAGGACAGAAGAAGTCAGGCTGGACACTCCTAATAGACATACTCTTGATATATTGCAGCTTATGAGAAATGAGCCTAAACCTTGGTGTGTTAAAGATTTAGTAGATCATGATACTGTTGGCGGTGTTCATAGGAAACGTGCCATAGTATATAGTTTGAATAAGTTAGAGGACCAAAAATTGATAGAAGAAGTTGACGTACCAAAAACTAAAAGTAAGGGTGGTAGACCTTCTAAATTTTATAAAGCCATTGGTAAGGAATTACCCAGATCTTTTACTTCCCTCACGCGTGATATACCCGATAATGATGTGTATAAACCTAATAATGTAGATACTGGAACGGATTTGAACAACAATGAGTTTGGTATAAACCCTAATTTTGTAAAAACCTCTGAAGAAGAAGGACGTTTATACAATGAAGAGGTTAATACAAAACCGATTGTTATTGAAAACCCTTCCAATGGAACGGAAGAGGGTTTATACACCGAGTCCTCTGGGTATATAGAGGAAAACCAAAAATTTTGGGAGACTTAATTCTTGAACAACAAAACTATTAACGTCACTATCTACGAAGAAAAATTCCCTGCTGATGATAGTCCGTTAGCCACTGTGAGATACACAAAGTATGATCACACAAGAAAGAAAGTTGAGAAAGTAAATCAAGTTGAATACTTTGATAAAGAGTATTTTCACAGTCAAGTTTTAGAAGCAGTTAAATATGGACTTGATGTTTCGATATGCACACAACTTAGTGTTAAAACTTTACAAAAGAAGCTAGACCTCTGGACAAGCTAGTACTACATTACTACAATATTAAAACTAACATATCCATACATGGAATTTAAAGAAGAGGAAGTAGTAACTAAAAAATCTACTATTGATGTTCAATCAGGCGAAGTACACAAAGTTATTGAAAAAGATAATACTGTCAGTGTTGTATTTCAAGAAGAGAAGAATGACGTTCTTATAAAATGTGTATTAAATCTTACTAAAGATCAGCTTGCACATATTAATAGAGAACATAATATAAAACCTTTGGCTAAAGAACAGTTACAGGCAATACACGCAAAGAATGATGCAGCAGAAATAAAAGAAGCTGCATTAGTTCCTGCTGATCCTGTAGTGGAAATTACAATTCCAGCTAAATTAAATTCACCTGTAAAACACTTACCAACAGAGACTTATCCCCCTTTAAATTGGAAAGATAAAACTCCAGAAAGGGAAGCTAAAATCTATCGTTCCAAAATAGATCCTGATAAAATAACTTATCTTTTAAATTACATATTTAGATGGCATAAAAAGAATAAATATCATAGAGCTAGGAAAGATAGAAACTGTAATTTAGCTCATTTCTTGAAAACATATTTACCAAACAATAATGGTATGGATTTTCAGACTGCTAGACGTATTTATCTTGCACAAACTTACAAAGAGATAACTGAGGCATATAGGCCACAGTGGGTCTCATTAGTCCAAGAGTTAGATCGTAACGGATACCATAACGAAGTTCCTGATTACATACGAAAGCATTACAACAGTTGACAAATGTGCTACAGTAGTAGAGCATATATTTATAGGTTCTTCCATGACCTCAACAATTACTAAACAAGAATATTCTGTTTACTACGGAATATCAGAATTAAAAAGATTGCATACAGCACACAGTCTTGCGTTTGATACAGAAACATTACAATTACAACCAGAAGAAGGTAAGCTCCGACTAATTCAGTTGGGGTGTTTTTCTTCTCGAACCATAGTTGTTATAGATTGCTTCGAGTTAGAACGTAGCGATTGGAACTATTTAGAGGAGTTCTTCAGCAGTCAAAATAGATACTGGCTGGCACACAACGCAGTGTTCGATCTTGGTTGGCTACAGGCACATGACATACATCTTAATGGTTTTGTTAGGTGTAGCATGATAGCCAGCAGACTACTAACTAACGGAATACCACAAACTAAGCATGGTCTTGATGCACTAGCTAAGAGACAACTAAATATAGATATATCCAAAGAACAGCAAAAGTCTAATTGGGGTGCTGAAACACTATCTAAAGAACAGCTAATATACGCTGCAAAAGATATAGAAGTGCTATTAGAGTTAGATCAAGTATTAGATCAAAAACTTAGAAATGCTCAACTACACAGGGCATATACCTTGGAGTGCAGAGCTTTACCAGCTATGGCACAAATGTGGAGAGTTGGGCTACCTTGGAATAAAGATGAGTTAGAACAATGTCGAATTGATTATGAAGATGACATTAAAGAGTTGGGTAATGAGTTTATCAGAGAACTTGATAATGACTTACCACCTGGAAAAAAGCTACCTAGAAATGAAGATGGCTCGTTTAACCTTCGTGCGAAAGACCAAGGTTCAATCAGACTAGGCACTAAAAAGTATGCAGGATTTAATATTAAAAGCTCTAAACAGTTACTAGAAAAACTTGAGTTAGTTCTTGGTTATACACCAGTGAATAATGAGGGTAAACCTAGTGTTGCCAAAGATGCTTTGAAAAATTGTGCGGCTGACTCTCCTACGATCCAGACACTTATGACATGGAAACGTAGAGAAAAGCGTAGGCAAATGATAGAAAGCATACAGGATAAGATGTCAGATGATGGATTTGTTAGAGCATCTTATATGCAACTCGGGGCAGATACAGGAAGAATGTCCAGTATCAAGCCGAACAATCAGCAGATACCTAGAGATTCAGAATTTAGACAGTGTGTGCAAGCTCCTCAGGGTTGGAAGATAGTTGATGCTGACTTTTCGCAGATGGAGTTACGTCTTGCTGCTGCGTTAGCTAAAGACAAGAACATGACTGCTGCGTTTCAACGTGGCGAAGATTTGCATGACTATACGGCTGAACAGATGGGGTGTGATAGACAGATAGCTAAGTCAGCCAACTTTGGTTTACTATATGGTGCTGGTGCTGAAGGTTTACGAAAGTATGCTGGAAGTAGTGGTGTAATTATGTCACCAGAAGAAGCTGTAGAAATTCGTGATAACTGGCTAAATACATATAGCGGTATCCGAGACTGGCAGAAAGAAATGAATTATCTTTCACGATCCACAGAAGATGATGAATGGCCTGAAACACGAGTTCCAGTGTCTAATATGCGTAGGTTTTTGAAGGGTGATCTTAATAGAACTACTGTTAGATGCAATACACCGATTCAAGGTGCTGGTGCTGCAATACTAAAATGTGCATTAGGAAACTTATGGACACAAGTTAAGGAAGCTGGCGAAGATAAAGTAAAGATTGCAGCCGCAGTTCACGATGAATTGATACTTCTTGTTAAAGAAGATTTAGCAGATGAGTGGGCTGAGATTCTTAAAACTACAATGGAGAAAGCTGAAGCAAAATGGTTGGGTAATGTTCCTGCATTAGCTGAAGTGTCTATTGGCGACAAGTGGAGTGAAGTACACTAATGACTAAACAAGAAAAAATACAAGCTGCTCAAAAGCGTATAGGAGAACTAAGAAAACTTATCTCAGAGTGGACAAAAAGACAATGATTGGTATTTGCAAAAATGAACACGGGTGGTATATCTCCAAGCACAATAAACAGCTTGGAGTAAAATACTACAAGACTCTTACGGAGGTTATGCCTGTTGCTTATGCAGAAGAATATAAGAGTAGACCTGATGAAGGATCTCTACAAAGAGATCCCGAAGGCGACTACCAAAGATCTAGCTAGTATCATTGATTTTTTGAAGAGAGCCAGAGAGGTTCGTACAGGAAAGACTAAAAAACGCAGAGAAGCTAGAAAAAAGTATGTGGAAAAGCAACTTGATAAAGCCGATTTTCCATTTTGGTGGTAAAGTAGTACAAGAACAACATTGTAAATGGCTCTCAAACACGGAAACAAAAGTTATTATCAGGTGCTAATCGACCCAAATAGAGCAGAACTTATAGAAAAAGCTGCTGATAAACAGGGTATGCGTGGTACTGCATGGGTAAGAAAAGTAGCTTATGAGGCTTTACAACGTGAATTTTCTAGTTCAGAATATAAAATTGCAGAGGCCAAAGATGAGTTGATGTGGAGAGAATCTGTACAAAGACGAATCGAAGGAAGAAAGCAAAAAAATTAAAACAACTATTATGTCTATTTACTTTAGATCATCATTAGGTATTGCTTTTCCTAAAAGTCCTTATATTGGACAAGTTTTTTACGATCCAGATTTAAAAAGAACCTTCAGATATGAAGAGAAGCCCCCAGAAATGGCACTCTGGACACTAGATATGTTTCACTGGGTCGATATTACTGAAAAAGATATTATTTAGAAATACGAAAAAACTTTTTAAAGGGATTTTTAGGTTTTTCTTTTCTCATTTCTTTTACTACACGATCAGCTTCTAGCTCTATAAGTCTATTTAGTAACGAAGCCATAAAAATATCTTGGTCAAACTTTTTCCTGACCATGTGAGTGCAGTATCTTTTTATATTATCTAAATTATTACTTTTCATAATCTCTCTACATTGCATTTCTATTTCCAGTTCCAACTCTGGTGGTGCTGGCTCTATATCAATGTTGAGAAATTTAGTAACTTTCATTTACTGAAGAGATGTGGTAGATCCTGGAAACATTCTGGCCTCTATAAAAGCAACTGCTTGATCGTCTATTGTATTGTCCGTTTGCTTGGCTATTGCCTTTAACAGATCCACTATCAATCTCTTCATTGCTTTTGATTTTATAAAAACTAGAAGAATAGGTTTTAGAATTTTTACCATCGGTTTTATGTGTTACTTCCCAAACATAGCTCTTTTGCTAGTATTAGACAAGAATCTTAACTTTTATGGAAGATCAAGAGCCTAGTAAAGTTGAAACTATTGTGAAAGTTTGCGTACTTTTGTGGTCGGCATCACTTTTATCCCTTTCATACTATGAACCGCCATCTGGTAAGAAAATAGTAGATTTTGACCCCACATTTATAGCTTCGATTTTTTCAGCTAGTACTGCATCACTAGGTTTTCAGATAAAGAAGAAAAAAGATACTATAGTAGATAATAAAAACAACAAAGTAGGTATCAAATGAAAAAACTACTTCCTTTTTTATTTATGCTGTCCGCACCAGCTTATGCGGATATGACCCACAACATATCATCTAGTGTAAAATTTGAATCTCTTTCAGCAGCTAGTACGGCTGATAAGATTGGTAGTTCATACAGTATCTCAGGTAATAATGTAACAACTGTGGACTCAAACTCAGCAGCTACGATAGGTGGTTTTGGATCTGTGACTAATGGCGTACCAGCAGTAACTTTTCCTTCTGCAACGCAAGCAACTAGCGGAGAAGCATTTAGTTTCTCTACTAGCTATTTAGAGGGAGATGCCACACCAGGTAGTGCAGTTACAGTAGGTACTGTTCCAAACTTTTCAGACCTAACATCTACAAGTGCTGGAAGTGTGGGAACGGCAGCAGTAGCACTAGATAATCACAATATTACAATGACACCAGGAACAGGAACGGGTATTGTAATTACAGGTCAGTTTGTCGTTGATCTTACTATCGAATGAGGAGGCTTCTTCTTCTTGGCTTTGTTATATCTTCTCCTTGTTACGCTGTACCAGTTATTCCAAATTTTACTCAGGGGTCGAGCACCAG